GGGGGCTGTCCATTGCGGGGGTGGGGGGATTTGCGCAAGAAGTGTGCCAATGTTGGGGGATGGAACTTGCGAAACCTGCTCGGCCCTCAAACCTGCGAAACCCGTGGAGCCCGCGTGCATCAATATATTATATAGTCTTCTTGGTGGGGCTCTCCCGTCCACGTCCAAAGGCCCCGCCCCCGCCGCGGGCCGTGCCCCCTATCCCTACCAGTCATTGACTATCACCAACTGCCCCTACCAGTCATTAACTATCATTAGCTGCCATCAACTGCCCTCAACTGTGAGTATGTGTCACCAACTGTAACTGGCAGTATATAGCTGTCACTATATGTAACTGACTGGCACTGACTGGCACTGACTGGCACTGACTGGCACTGACTGGCACTGACTGGCACTGACTGGCGACCGGGGCACTACCTTATATATGCGATACCTTTTCACCTGAAAAAAAAGTTTCAGAAAAGTTGCGATACCTATTGACAATTCCCGTTGCGTTCGCTATCTTGTACTTAACGAAACGGGGGAACTCCCCCGGTTCCGGGGGCTTGCGCCTATTGCGCGGGTCTTGGCTCTTTGACAATCCTAGCCCTAGCTCTATGCTATGGGCAAGTATCCGCGGAACTTTGCTTGTCACTTATGATAGCAAAGGCGGCTACAGGTACATAGAGAAAAGCGAGAACGGCAACGATCTTAGATAGATAGCCGTTGCCGATTAGATTCTAAGCAGGAGTAGTGCGCCTAATGAAAAGGAGAACTACTATGCAAGCTACTACTGCTAATCTCCCCGCCGTTGCCCCTATTCGTACTCGCGCCGCTCAGATTGATCCGGAAGCCGCTTATGCTTCCTATGATCCGGCACACCTTGACAACATCCAGTTCGATAGTCTTTGTCAATCCTTGCCATTGCTTAGGTCAAGCGTGACAAAGGTTTTCGACATACTGATCAAGGCGGGACTTCATCAGGTTTTTGCGGACAAGGATTGCACGCGCTTAACGCGACTTGCTAAGATATGCGATCCGCAATCGTATGAATGGAGGCAAGCCCTGCAAGCTATCCGAATCATGGCTGGCGGGTACATCCGGGATAGCATCACGGGCAAGCTGTATCCTCCCGACGACCGAGAAGCTGTGACTGCCGTCCGGTACATTGCTAAGGATAACACTTTCGTTATGAACCGGATAGACAAAAATGTCTGGCGCGCTGCCAAGTCCCGGTTTGTCAAGACTTTTCATCATCAGACATATACGGCGCTGACGCTTGAGCGTAAGCCCACGGCGAACAGCGTAGGGCTCGACCGTCTGCACAATGTGATCAAGTTCTATCGTAAGCACGAAGCCGATTGGTCAAGTGCTGACCTTGCCAAGATCAGAGCGTGCATCAACACGCTCGAAAATATCCTGAGTGATGCCCAATAAAAAACCTAACGCGCTACTCCTGCTTAGAATCTAATCGGCAACGGATAATAAACACAAGGAGAGATACACAATGACGATTGAGTTTCTTAACGGGCAAGGCAATGTCGTACAGGCATTGCCCGGTATGACATTCGCCGGGAAGTATGTGGCAGTATCTGTTATGATAGGTATGTTACTGCACTACATGCAAACGGAGGGCTTCGCTGGTTTTAGGTTCCGCATCGGTTGCGCTCGAACGTCTGCTGTTATGGTGTTGTAGTGACACAAGAAAAGTAGCACGCGCCTCGCCGTGCGTGCTACTTTATTTTTCTTTTTTGCCATGCCTGTAAGGTGTACACGATGGGAAGAATACCGACTTTTCTCCATAAGAACAACATAGGTTGACACTGACATAATCTCGAAAGTGTAACACATTACACATATACGTCAGTGATTTTTCTATCGGCTCAAAAAAATGCCCTCGACTTGTGCATTTGACACACACACCCCTCATTTTAAATGTGTAAGTAGTACAGTATGAACTGTCACTATATACTCTTTAGGCTAGAACAGCTTGTTATACACTAGAAATTTTAAGCTCAATCCTTACTTGGAACTGTTAGCGGATTACACGTTTAACAGAAACGGTTGTATGAACTCATATAAATACGTCACTGTAAGCAGTTATACAACTCAGTACACTTTACACTTACTACATGGTAAGCGCCCGTAATGCCCGCACTATTTTATGTGGGAAAAGTTTTGCCGTACTACCCTGATCAGAGTGATCATGTGTGTCTCAAATTTCTTACAACAGTGGTTTTGTCTCGCCCGCACTACCCGCACACAGTAAGAAAAGTAAATAAAAATAAATAACTTATATAAAAATTATTTATTATTTATTTTCTTTACTTAGTCCTGAACATTTCGGCTTTTTTTTTGCGATCCGCGAAAATAAAAGCCCTATAGGATTTAAAAACCCTAGGGCCGTGTTTTTCGGCGGATCACAATTTTTGGCGCGAAAATTTCGGCACTTTGTGCAGCGGGCCTCGCCCTCTCTGCATCAACAGATTGCTATCAACCTCGGTAGGTTACAACTCAATGTGCCGCCAGCCGAACCATTCACTTAGGTTGTTGCAAGAAATTTGATCACCAAAGTGATCACCGCTGATCATAAAAAATTTTAGCAGCCCCGTTGACAATGTACGTCCAGTAAGTTATTACTACTTCCATAGGAGGTTCATTATGTTCGCAGTAAAAAGTTATAAACATCAGACACTTCCGTTCAGTTTCCTTGTGGTGTTTGCCGATGGCGGGGCCTACTACCGGGCAACCGACTTGCAGCGGGCCTTTCAGGTGACGAACATTAGCCGCCCGCTGGCGAGTTGCCGGGGTGAGACTGTCCGGTTCCGTATGCTGCGGGATCGGTATGCTATTCCGGCGGCGGCGTATTCGGGTGTCATTGGTGCCGAGGCATCGTTGCTTACCCTTGCGGGCCTCAAGACTTTCGCCAACTACGGCACCCTGAGCTTGTCGCCTGTGTACAAGTGGGTCACTGAAGAACTGCCGCGTCTGGTAGAATCTGACATGGGCAAGTATCCTAATGTGCCTGACAGTATACCGCCGAACTCATCCCGCCGCACGGCACGAGTGCAGTTGCTTGAGGAGAAGCTGGAGAATCAGGCGGATGTGCTCCGTCAGGTTTTGCTGATGCTTGATGCAGTTGAGAAGCGCCTCGATATGCTTGAACGGAGGATGCAGTAATGGCGGCTATTTTGAAAAGGGTTTTCCACCATAATGTGGATGTGCCGATTCGTTTCTTATGGACACAGAAGGAACCGTGGTATCAGGCAAAGTCCATTGCCCTGTTTCTGGGGATTTCCAATTTGCCCCGTGCGCTTTCCATGTGCCCGCCGGATAGTGCGAAGACCTTGTATGAACTGAGCCTTATCTACGGCGGGCCGTCCCGCTATGGGCGCACCATCCCGCCGCAGACGTTCTTTATAAACGACGCCGGGGTTGAATCGTTTACGAACTACAACCAGCGTGTGCCCATTATTACAACCCGTGTGCCGTGGCTTCTCAATGAGCTGATCCCGCTGGCGCACAAGCCCATACTTCCGGGCGACCCGGACATCATCACGGCAGACAGTCTTTACTACAACAAGAACTATCGTCTTCGCCTGACGAAAGCCGATCTTGAAAAACGGTTGTATGGCATGGGGGAAGACATCAGCAAGTTGCAGGATATTCTTGCCGACATGCGCGTTGAATTGGATGTCGGGAAGAACGCCCCCGAATTGCAGAACATATATCTTGAGTTTGCCGAAATGCGCACCGACATGGAGGCATTGCGGGCCGAGCTTGGCAAGACGAAGGACGCCCTGCGCACCCTTGCGCAGTTGGTTGCCCCCATCCTTGATAAGCACAATTAATCTGGGAGTGTGAAGAGAGATGATCTACAGCTTCAACTACAAGCGGGGCACTCAGTTATTCGACAACGTAAAGTCTCTTGCCGATGCCATTAACTTTGAGCTCCCCCGCAATTGGGATTGCAGCGGCGAGATGAACAGGAAGGCAGATGAGATCAATGCTTTCATGCAGAACAAGGTAGCCTTTGCCCACCTTGGCGTGGTGGGCCTCTTCGATTCGTATACGCCGCATATGTCGACCACAATGCTGGAAGCGACGTGGTATTGTGCCGTGTCCGCATACAACAAGCCATACAAGAACATGCACTGCGCAGTGCGTATGCACACGGGGTATGACTATCCCTATGCTGTGGGCATCGGTACATCGCTTGCCGCCAGCAGGAAGCCGGGCAATATGGAATCCTTCCTCAACGCATTGTGGGATTTGGGGGCGTTCATACCGGAGAACTCTTTTGAGTACATGCCCGACCTTGCCGTGGCTGTAGTGCTCGCAAGGCTCAAGGCCCTGAGCAACAAGGGCGTCCCCAATGCAGACAATGTGCCGTCCATGTTCATCGTCACGTCCGTCCTGAATTGATGCCCGCAGGCCCGGCATTGCGCCGTCAGTGCCGGGCAGTATGGGTGCCGTAAATGAAACCCTCAACCACAGGAGAATGGGAAATGGAAAGGTATGCCGTATCGTGGCCTGATGTTTATGCCCATGCCAATGACGATTTTGATGGGCTCAATACCGCAAGGTTCGCTACCCTGCGTGAAGCCGTGCCGTGCGCCATGAAGCACAGCGGGATCATCCGCAACATGAAGGAGAGCCCCGCC